ATGTGGAAAACAGATATTGAGAATACAAAAATTAAACTTGGGAGGAAAGGAATTTTAGACGAAGCCTTTTATATTTACAAAACTCTATACTTTGATTATAAACTTCCGATTGTTCTTTCTCTAAAATATGTTCGCGACACTTACGGGAAGATAGCAATTAATCTGGGAAGTTATAATTTAGTGGCCAAAGAGTGCCCGTATGGCAATATTGTTTCTGTGAATGAGAAAATTTGGAGAAGTAGAAAGCCAATTATTATGTATGTGAGGTCTGCCCATGCTTTATACCTTTTTAACCAGAAAGAGATCGCCGGAACAGTTGCAAATATGCGGGGAGAAAGCAAAATGATAAACTTTGGAATTAATTATGGGGTCAATATCAAAAAGGCGTTTGAGGAACGAACAGAAGAGGAAAAATATAAAAAAAGAATGGGATATTAAAATGGAAATGATAACTCTTAGGGGAAACCCAATCAGCACAAACATGGTTTATCGGAGAAACAAGTTTGTGATGTATATGTCGGCGGTTGGTAAGCAGAGAAAGATTGAATATCAGTGGCAGGCCAAAACACAATACAAGGGAGAGATATTAACGGGACCGGTGAACATAGAGATAAACCTTTTTTTCAAAAACTTCCTCCGGCGCGATTGGGATAACTGGCACAAGCTTACAATGGATGCTTTGACTGGCATTGTTTGGGAGGACGACAGCCAGATTACAGACGTAATTGTTCGTAAAAAAATAGATAAAGAAAATCCGCGAATAGAAATTATTATTAATTAAGGTCAAATTTATGGATAAAAAAATTACATTAAATTTAGGAGATTTGATGAACCAGGCAGAAGCCTTTGATACTGCGAATAATCTTGTTATGAAAGTAGATTTTTTTGGAGAGGAGATGTGGATAGTTAGAAAAAATGATAGAGAAAAGGTCGGAAAAAAAGAGGATAATGGGCAAGGATAATGAAAGAGATTATTAAAGAATTTTTAGAAGCCACACCGGCTTGGTTAGAAGCAATAAAAATACCGAGTCGGATAGCGTGGAAGAATGGGAATTGTCTGTTGTGTGGAATGAGTCCGGAAAAGATTGAGAAACTTTACGAGGCCCTTAAAGAAGATTACGGAGAGATAAAAATTAAAATAATTAAATAGTTATGGCAAAAACAAAAATTAAAAAAGTAAAATTATCAGAGTGTTGCAATGCACCTATGTTGGGAGGCGTGCAATGTGAGGTTTGCGGTTCTAATGGTAAATTTTCAACAGGAACGGCAATTGTTAAGAGGTTAGATAAGATTATAAAACTTTTAGTGTCAACTGAAATTAAAACCACTGCCAAAGGAACAGATCAGCCCACAGGCGAACGATTTATTGATAATGGAGATGGAACTATATCAGACACTAAAACGCGCCTTATGTGGCAAAAACAAGGCAGCACAGAAAGATTAACTTATGCAAAAGCAGAGGAATTTGTGGTTGAGCTTAACAGAGAGGAATGGAACGATTGGAGAATACCAACGAGAGAGGAATTAGAAAGCATTTTAGATTTAACCAAGCACGACCCAGCCATTGACCCGATGTTTAAATGCGAGAGTGCAGGTTACTGGTCATCGACACCGGTTGCCTACTATGCCGCCAATGCCTGGGTCGTGCTTTTCTACTTTGGCGTCGTCAGCTACAACGGCCGGTACGGCGCTTACTATGTCCGTCCGGTCCGCCAGTATTAATAATTTGATTATTTCGTCATTAAAAAAGGTATTGGGCACGGACAAGTTAAGAAGTAAATAATGGACAGACTGGTTCTTATTACGGCCTCAACTGGCAAGCTAACACGTGATTTGCCACTGCAAGCGCTTAGACGGCTTGCCGAAACTAAAACCGGAATAAGACGCAAGCGAAAGTGTGAGGGAATTAGTCGGCCAGTTTTAATTTTAAATAAATTATGCTAAAAAATTACACAACAAAAGTTCCGGCAGACAGGAGCATTAAAGAAATTCAAGATTCTCTGGTAAAGAACGGAGCCGTTGGGGTGATGTATCAGTATGAAAAAGGAACGGGAAGAATATCTGCATTGGTATTTAGGTTGGCTGTAAAAGAAAAGCTTGTGTCTTTTTCCTTACCGGTTAATTGGCGTAATTTTCAAGAGGTTCTAAAACAACAAGAGGTTAGGCGATGGGACGATGAAGACTATTGTTATAGGGTTGCATGGCGAGATATTAGAGATTGGGTGTTGGCTCAAATGGCTCTTTATGAAACAACGATTGTAGAATTGCCACAGGTCTTTCTCCCATTTGCGACAGACGACAAGGGCAAAACAGTTTACGATAAGTTGTTGAATAACAAGTTTTTATTGGGAGATGGTAATTAAATTTAAAATATATGACAGCAACAATTAAAGAACAAATTAAAGAGCAGACAACTTTTAAGAAGCCAAAGCCGGTTAAAAAAGCAAAGACAAAGGTCAAGATATTAAGAGTGATTAAAACAAAAGGAAATCATTCTTGGGTTGAAACAGATAAGGGTATTTTTAGAAAGGAGAATAAAAATATACCTGCAAATCTGTTTCAAAAATAATTATGAAAACACTCTTAATCACACGAGATAATAGAAAACAAATTGTATTCACTCCGGAAACAGAATTTGAAAAAGGTTTGGTAAAAATGTTTGGTGAGGGGTTTAAAGAGGCACAGATATTTTTAGGGTCTTTTGCAGATTGTCAAGGAGGTTGGACGAGAGAATATGAAAATAAAGATAGTTTGATAATTGTTTTTGATAAAAAGGAAGAAATCAAGACATGAAAAAGTGTAATTTTGTGCAGAGCTGGGGTTCGTATTCTGTTGAAACGATTGTGTCTGTTGGGACGACTTTTGAGGAGGTTATGAGATATTGCAAGAAAATGAAGTTTAAGAAAGAGATGATTGAGCATTTAAAAAAGTCAGAATACGAGATTAAAAAATTACAGAAAAAAAGTAAAGGATTGTTTTGTATATTGTGTCCTGGAAACATTCTTTGGATAAACGAATATACTGATGATTGGGATTTTTACCAGGTCTTAATCCACGAATTATTCCACGCAGTTTTTGGGGAGCTTGGCCAAGAACGGGGAATGGAAAAAGAAGAGGAGGCAATGGCATATCAGCAGGAGTTTTTGTTTCGCGAGATCCGCAGGAAATTATACAAAATATACGGAATTAAGAAAAAACGAAGCAATAAGAGAGCGTATAAGAAACGATAATTTGTCAGGACGATATAAACTATGTCTAAAATTATGGAGGGATTAAATTGTAAAAATTGTATATCAAAATGTAATGCTACCTGTTGCGGGTTAGTACCGATAAGCAAAAAGATTTTTGAAAAGAATAAACCATACAGAGAATTTTTAGAGGTTGTTGATTTGGGAGATGATGTTATTTTTGAAACAAAAGATTTTAAGTGTCCTTATTTGGACGAAGAAAATAGTTGCACCATTTACGATAAAAGACCGGAGGTATGTAAATTGTTTGGGAGTGAAGCAGATATAAAATTGACGTGCCCATATCAAAATAAAGATGGGAGAATTAGAAGCCGGCAGGAAAGAAGAAACATTGAACGCGCCGTAGAAAAAGACATGAACAGGATATTTAAAAAATTAAAAATTAAGCAATAGAAATTTTTATGGACGGAGATTTAAAACCATTTAAACACGGAAGCGAGGGGACACATTGTGTTTGTAAGACGCGCTTAGAAGAAATGGGAGGCAAGGCCACGTGTTGCATTTGCGATCCCCATTTATTCTGTGATATTAAAATTGCTGAATTAAAGAAAAAGAAATTTACACCGAAACCTAAAAATTATAATAGAACAAAATTGTTTTAAAAGTTATCCACAGGTTGGGGGCTTGACATTAAATTTGCATTAAAAAAATAATCATTGTATAATAAAAATGGAAATCAGATGTGTCAAATGTAATCGGTTTATAATTGAGCTTGAATACAAGCAAGAAAGCAATCAAGATTTTTGTATCGTAAAGATTTGTCCGAAATGCAAGACACTTAATAAATTCCATTTTACAAATAAAACTTCTGAAGGATTCTTAATGGAAACAGCGGCCCAACGCGGTCCAAAGTAAAAGATTTGTCCGCATAATTTTGCGAACGCGACTCTTAGCAGCCCAAACACGGCTGTTTTTTTGTTGTAAGTTATTGTTGGCTGGAGGGTGCAGCCGATCACTGCCCATTTTTATAAAGGCTTATCGGTCCGACCGCCGAAGGCAAAAATCATGAGTAGGGTAAAGCCACATTTGGCTATGCCCTCCAACCCATAATCAAAAAACTATGTCAGGTCCAGGACAACCGCTAAAATTCAAAACAGTCAAAGAGCTTGAGGAGAAAATCCAAGAGTATTTTGATAGTTGTTTTGAGGAGCAGTGGGTTGACGAAGATATTAGGGACGAAGATGGAAATAGAGCTTATGTCAGAGTTCCCCTAATGCCGGTCGCAAAAGGAGGATATGCCGGCAGTGATGTTATCCCGTCTGTAAAGCATTACAAAAAGAAAGTTATGATTAAAGTTCCGGTTATTACAGGTCTGGCTTATTATTTGGGCACCAGTAGGCAAACATTGCTTAATTATGAGGAAAAGGACGAATACTTTGACACGATAAAGGCAGCAAAACATTTTATTGAGTATTGCACAGAAGAGGGAATGATAAACGGAAAGATTAACCCAACGGCCGCCATATTTAATATGAAAAATAATTGGGGTTGGAAAGACGAAATCCATAATACAGTTACAGACACCAGACTTACTCCGGAAGAGAAAGTCAAAATGGATACCCTATTATTAAACAAAAAAGATGACGGGAATAAATCAGAAAGCATTAAAACAGGTGATAGCGGGAACAAGGGAGCAGCGTAGGTATTTATGCGAGAAAGATTTTAGCTTGTTCTTTTCCTACTATTTCCTTGATTATATAAAATACCAATTCGCGCCTTTTCACTACGACATGTTTCAAGACATAGCGGATCTGATGGCAGGAGTATATCGAGAGATAGTTTGGGAAATGTTTAGAGAGTCGGCCAAGACGAGCATAGCCAAAGCATTTATTACCTGGCTTATCTGTTACCAGAAGCGAATGTATATCAACGTGGACAGCTTTGACAAAGAGAATGCCGAGAGAATGTTATTTGATATAGTCCTTTTCTTACAAACAAACAACAGATTAATTTCAGATTTTGGGGAATTATTTAACGCAAAACGAAATCCGGACGAAATCACGCAGAAGAGAGTTAACAATTTTGTAACCAATAACGGAGTGAGAACGGAAGCCCACAGCACACAGGAATCAGTCCGAGGTAGAATCCACGGACACCAGAGACCAGACTGCTTAATTATAGATGACTTTGAAAACAATAGGACAAAGGATAGCAAGGCCTACACAGAACAAGTTATAGGCCACATAAACGAGTTTAAGGCAGGTCTGGACGCAACAGCTATCGTTTTATACCTTTGCAACTACATAACCGAATACGGGTCAGTCCAGACGCTTATAGAGCGAGCCAAAACAGATAAGAGGTTAAAGGTTAGGAATGTGCCGGTGATTAAAAATGGTAAGCCCACCTGGCCGGATAAATACGCTATGACAGATGCAGAAGCACAAATAACCGGTAAGGTAAGCCTTGAAGACAAAAAAAGACAGCTTGGGAGCCAGGTATTTAATGCAGAGATGATGAACCAGCCGATTGACGAAGAAACACAAGAGTTTCACAGACAAAATTTTAAATATAAGACGTGGGAGCAAGTTTTAAGTCAAGTAGTCAGAAAGTTTGCAACAATAGACAGCGCGTTAACGAGGAATGCTAAATCGGACTTCACCGGAATAACAAAGAATTATGTAAATGAAAATAATGATTGGCATTTTGCAGCCAGACGTTACAAAATCAACAGCAAAGAATTAGTCAACCTTATTTTCCAGTTTCACGATGATGGGTTTGAGATTATAGGGATTGAGGAGGGGGCATTTACCGAAGCCGTAGAGCCATTTTTCAAAGACGAGTGCAAAATTAGAAACAAATATCCGAATGTAGTGTTGCTAAAACATGGCGGAACGATGAAAGAAACAAGGATAAGAGGATTGATACCACGATACGAAAAGGGAGTTATTTATCATATATTGGGAGAGTGCGACGATCTGGAAGAAGAGTTATTATCCTTTCCGAAAGCAGTCAATGACGATGTTTCAGACAGCGCGCAATATCAAAACAAAGTAGCCGAACCGCCATACAAAACAGATAATCCGGCAGAGGAGCAAGAAGAGGAAGAGCCACTTTACAGCGATATAGGAGTTTAAAATTAGAGAGCAGTAAATAGTGAGACGGGAAATCTCACAAATGGACAAACAAACAATAGATAAAATTACAGCCCAGGCAATCAATGAAATATCTTGGGCCCGAACATACAAACAAGGCAAGGTAAAGAACTGGCAAAAGAACGAGGACCTGTATTACGGTAAGAAACAGTCCTCTGTTGAGGCCCGCGCAAATGTGGATTTAGGGAGAATGCAGGAATTCGTCCACACCTTGCTTTCAAAAATAGATAATCCGTTAGTTTTTAAGTTTATAAAGCGTAAAGAAGCCCAGCTCCAAAGAGTAAAGAGGCTTAATGCTTTAAGACAACAGGACTCCCAAAACGATAATTGGGATATTAAGGATTTAGTCGGCAAGAAGCAGGGCTTAATTTATGGCCGCGCTGTTTTTTCATATTACGCAGATTCAATCGCCGGATATCAGGCACACTTAGACAATGTTGATGTTTATGACTATTTAATTGACCCATCAGCCGGAGGAATAGATATTGAGCGAGCTATGTATATGGGAAACTATGGAGTTGTTTTTACCAGACAGGAATTGGAAGAGTTGAAAAAAGATGAGGATTATCAAAAGGACGCAATAGCCACCCTTTTGACCGGAGCTGGCAACAATACTGAAACAACACAAGAAGAAAACAACAAGGCGAAGAGAATGTATGGTCAGAACACAATCGGGCAAAAGGAATTACAGAACGATGACAAATTCAAATTTTGGAGATGGTTTACAACCTACGAGGGCGTAAGATATTATCTTGTGCTTCAAGAGAGCAGTTCTACAACAATAAGAATTAAGCCTTTGACTGATTTATTCTCTCCCACAAGAGATTATAAATTGGGAGCTTGGCCTTATTGGACTTGGGCTGCCTTTCCGGATTTAACAGAGTTTTGGACACCGGCTTATTGCGACTATGTCAGAGAAATTTTTATGGCCCAAAATGTCAGCATTAACCAAATGCTTGATAACGCAGAAGCCATAAACAAACCGCAGAAAATAGTTGATTCAAGTGCGATTGAGAACATGGCATCTCTTAAATACAAAAGGGATGGCAATATTGTGGTTAGAAAAGGTGCGGACGCTTCCAAGGCCATACAATTTATCAGACCGAGCCAGATAGACACGCCTATTGCTGTTTATAAGCTCTTAGAAGCCATACAGGAAAAAGCATCTGGCGTAACAGCCGGAAGCAAGGGAGTTGAGGATACTGGAGGAAAAGTTGGGATTTATCAAGGAAATCAAGAAGCTTCGGCAGATCGCTTTGGACTATTGAATAAATCTTATTCTTTTGGCTATAAACGCTTTGCAAAACTTTATGAGATTGGGGTTAGAGATAATTTAATCAAAAAAGTTGCGGTTGATATGATTGGGCCCAACGGAATTGAAACAGAGGAAATATCCCGCAAAGATGTTTTCAAAAAGACTGATGACTATGGAGTTATGACAGAAGCTTCCAACGCAGAAACAATGGCATCTGTTCAAGAGCAGGAAATAAAAATGAAGTTTTTAACAGACCCATCTTTGCAACAGAATCCGGAAATAAATAAAAAGAAAGTCTTTGAGATTAAGGCACAAATAGCCGGATTTTCAGAGGACGAAATAAAACAAATGCAAGACACATCAGAATTCGGGAATCAAGAGCTTATGGCTGAAGCAGACAGGGATTTAGAAGCCATATTGGACGGAGAAAAGATTAAACCAAATGCCAACGCAAACAATGCTTATAAGCAAAAGATTGTTTCTTGGGCTAAAGACCATGAGGAAGATATGACAGCGAAGCAGTTTATTGAAGTTACGAGCTATATTAGAAGTTTGGACGAGATTATAAACATCAACGAAGCCAGAGCAATTAATGCTCACGAAATCAATTTATTAAATCAAGGTGCACCAGCAGGCGGGGCTGTTGCAACTGATATAAATAATAATCCCGATATAAAAAACAATGGCAGCCAAATTTAAAGTTGTAGATCGTAAAGCAGAGGACAAATTGGATTATGTAATTAAGAAAACCAATTTTGCAGTAGATTTTACCTTACGAGAGATGCACAACGACATGGAATATAACAAGCGAATGAAAAGGGAGTTGGAGGGAAAATTACAGATTGAAAGCGCGACAATGGAGAATGTTAAAAGAAACCACCCTTTTGTTTTAGAGATGGACGATGAAAAAATGGCAGCAGTTTACATATATTTCAAATCTAAATGCGAAGTCCACGCTATTGAAAATAAACTTTTGGATTTTGAAATAGCGATTAAGGACGGAAACAGGGAGATTGGAGAGATAGCCAAACAAACCGGATTAAACATGATAGTTGTTGATAAAAAGCCGGCGGAGAAACCAGGAGAAAACCAGGAAACTAAAAAAGAATAATCATGAGCGAAGAATTAAAAGAACAAATTAAAGAAGTCAGAGAGGACGTGAAAATGTATGCTGATTTAGAGTCGGTTAAGAGTTCCAATGGCGGTAAGCGCATTTTAAAGGGCTTGGGAGGAGATATTGTTTTGGCAATAGATAAACTATGCCAAAGCTACCAAAAGGCCTCCCACATAGAGCTGATAGCCCTTATCGCTGGATTAGATGAGAGGTTGGGGATATTTAGAACATTGAACCGAAGCTCAAAGAATAAAGCGATGGCAAAAGAGGAATTGGAAGAGCTCCTTAAAAAAGACACTGAAGAATAATTTATCAGTTGTGTTCTATCCACTTAGTCGTTGTATCCCGTCTCCGGCCAGTGGATAGTACAGAGCTTATAAACTCTCCCAGCTATGGGTAAATAGTTTTGCAGATAGGTAAGTCTGGGCCCGCAAGGGCGAATAAACTCCCGATGTGCCTCATCGTTAAAAGGTTAAAATCATATGGCAAACGAAGCCGAGATCGCTGCTCAAGCTGCAGAGCAGGAGAAAGTAAAAGCAGAAGCGGAGGCAAAAGCCGTAGAAGAAGCTAAGGTGAAAGTCGAAGCAGAAGCTAAAAATAATGCCACAGTCGGCGATATTCTTGGAGATGCCGGTAAAGGTAAGGAGAAGAAAGATGGCAAGATGGTTCCGGAAGCAGTCCTAATTGAAACCAAAAAGGCTTTGAAAGAAGCTAAGGACAAGATTAAGGACATGGAAGATGCCGGAGCTACTAAAAAGGAAATCTCCCAGTCTATCAAGGACATTGCCGATGAGCACAATGTTGACCCCGAGTTTTTGGAGAAAATCGTTAAGGTTGCTAAAAAGGAGGCAAAAGACGAAATGGAAGCCGAAGTATCCTCTAAAATGAAACCTTTGGAGGAGAAAGAGCAAAAAGCCAGTAGAGATAAAATCTTTGCTGAAAATTATGACAAAACTATTGAAGCCCTGCCCGAATACAAGGACTTGGCTCAAAAAGAAGTTATAAAAGCTCTGGCTTTAAATCCGGATAACAAAGACAAGACATTTGCTCAAATCTTTGAAATGGCTTATGGCCATTTAGTCAAAGGAAAAAAAGGACTGGATAGCTCAAAACCAAAAGGAGGACAGGACCCGTCCGGAATTGACTATGATAAAGCCGGCACAGATGCCGAATATTATAGGGAGATTATGGCAGATCCGAAACTCAAGGCGGAATACAACAAGAGAATGTTATCCAATATGAAATTATAAACTAACACGGGATAGAGAGGGGAATTAAACATATGGCAGTTACAGTATTTAAAGAACAGTTTGACAATGCTTATCAAGAAATCTTGAATAAGACATTAGTCGCAAAAGCAATCGGTAATTTTAGGTTTGAATCAGATCTAAAATACGGAGAATCAGTGGAAAGAGTAGCTTTAGACCTTTCCGGTGTGAGAGTTAGAACAGTTGTAAGGGGCAATGCTTCTACAATTGACTCCATCACATCTTCTTCAGAATTAATCACGATTAATTTGGAGAAAGAAGCAGTATTTTTCCTATCTGATGGGGAGATGAAACAAGCTGGCCCACAAAAGCCAGGAGAAGTTGCCGGTGCAGGTATCGCCTTGAAAGTTCAGGCAGACTTTGACGCAAGAATTTTGGCAGAGACATTGAATGCTTATCAGACCTTTGACAATGGGGATTTAACAACCCTCGCTTCAACAGGAACTGGTATCACCTTGTCAGCAACCACCGCCCCTCAAATGGTAGTCAGAATGCCTGCCAAATTGAAGAAAGGAGCAAATCAAGTGTTGTCCAATATGGCTTTGGTTATAGATAGCTATGCCGCAGCCGATATTGCTCTTTACATGCTTGGCAAAGAGTTTGATGTTGTCAACTCCGTATTCAAAAACGGATATGTTGATGGCATGATCGCGCAAGCAGAGGTGTATGTTTCTGAAAACTTAACTTCAACAGCCTTATACACAGATGCAGGAGTTGCAGACGGTGAGACTTTCACCATTAATGGTGTTGTCTTTACCTTTAAGACTGCTTTAACTCCACTTGCAGGAGAAATCTTGATTGGTATATCAAACACTACTGCTATCGCTAATGCAGTTGCTTTGATTAATACTCCAGGAACAACCACAACCGAGGGAGTAGCTCTTTCAGCAGCAGACCAAGTGCTTTTAACTGATACCTATAAAATATCAGCTGTTGTTACTACCGCCGCTTCTGCTTTCACTATTACTGGTGTTGGCGCAGGAAGATTAACACTTTCTGATACAGCAGGTTCAGGAGCATGGACATTAAATCATATCCACTGCTACTACGGCAAGAAAGGAGCCATTGACGCAGTTTTGCAAGACAAGAATGAAGTTGACATTAGACCTTGTTCAGACAGGAGAGGTTCTAACATCTTCAGCTCATACTTGGGAGGTATTAAAACCTTTGCAGATGGCGCTAAGAAGTTCTTAGACGTTCTCGTAGTTGCTTAGTAATAAGCAATCTCTACCCAAATGGGTGGAGAGGAGGGTGTGTGGCCACTTGCTCTCCTCCTCGCCCATTGTGGGAAATAATAATTAATTAAAACGGGTAAAAAACATGGAAACAGATAACGATTTAGCCGGAGCGCTTATCTACGATAGGGATAGCGCAGGCATGATTACACAATTAAATTCAGCCGGTACGTTATTTTCAACGGCCAGCAAATTTGCAGTAGGTTGTAAATTAACCGACACAACAACCGGAAAAACTTATAGAAATGTTGGAACAATTGCCGTTCCATCATGGAATGATGTTGATTTATCAGATGCCAATGCAGAAGTTGGTGTTTTATATCAGCAAGTAAAACAAGTTTCTTTGACTGCAGCTAATTTACTTGCTATGTACACAACGCCAGTGGAAGTTGTACCAGCAGTTGCGGGAAAATCAATTATTGTTGACTCTGTAGAGTTTGACATTACAAGAACAGCAACACAATTTACTGGAGGTGGAGTTGTGAATGTGCAGTATGCAAATACAGCCAATGGAGCAGGAACAAAAATGCATGCTGATATTGCTGCGGCAGTAGTTACCGCCGGTGCCGGAAGGACAATTACATCAAGAATCCCAACAGTTTTATCAGACATAGCGTCTGCTTCTATAGTTGGTATTGGGTTGTATATTTCTAACGCTACGGCTATTTTCGAAACTGGAACAGGAACAGCAGTTGTTACAGTGAGATATCACTTAGTCTAACAAATTCCCTTAGGCCATTTACGCAGTGGCCTAAGATGAGTTTATTAAAACAAAAATATTATGATAGGTTCAGAATTAATCGCAAAATTTAATCTATTTACAGAGGATTCAACAGAATTAAGCGCGTCAGAGGAATTGGCATTGCTTAATAGCAAATATTCATTCTTTTGTTCTTTGAAGTCCTACGAGTTTTTGAAAAAGTCGGCTTCTGGCACAACTTCAACCACAGTACCCTATATCACAATGCCTACGGACTTCTCCCATTTTGCAAACAATAACCAGGAAGCTGATGACGGAGATAATCCAAAGGTTATTTTTGTGGGTTCTTTTTATAGACCTTACAAGATAGTTAATTTTTCAGACCGCAGACAATATAGAGACCAAGATGGTTATGCTTATTTAGATGTTGTAAATTCAAGGATTTATTTCACAAAGCAACCGGCAACAGCAGAAACATACGAATTTGATTATATTTGTGTGCCCGCCGCGCTTACGCTGGCCACTTCTCCAATATTTCCAGAAAGATTTCAAGATGTTTTGCCTTATATGATGGCAGTTGATAGCTTTATTATTCAGCAATATCCAAAGGCCCAGAGCTATGCTCCGGAAAACCAATCAAAAGCCAATGATATTTTAAGTAATATTGACCTTTGGAACGGAAATTTAACAAACGTATAGAAAATGTCAGACCACACAATAAAAATCTTTAAAAGCGGAGTTCACAACAGCTTATCAGATGAGATAATCCCTACTGATGCGGCACAAGACGCTAAAAATTGGGTTAGCTCAATGGGAATTATTGAATTGGCCCGTGGAAGACAGCTTTTGGGAGCCGAGGGTTCGGTTGGAATGATACGCGGGTTGTGGTGGGGATATAAAGTTGACGGAACAAAGATTTTATACCGCAAAACTTCAACAAAAATTCAATATTGGACTGGCTCAACATGGACAGATATTATTACTGGATTGACCGCGGGAGCTGAATATACTTTTGCCAATTATTCTTCTTTGGCTGGCTCTTTTACTTTTGTTAACGGAGTTGATGGCTACTGGAAGATTATAAATGCAAATCCTACCTCCCCGATACAGATGTATCTTTCTACTAAAAACTTTCACGGAAAGATTTTAGTAGACTCTGGCAGAACAATTTTATGGGATAGGAACGATACGAATAATAAAGACCGCACAGGAGTTTATGGCTCTTACATTGATAGGCAGGATTCAACAGTTTATACGACTGTTGCCGGAGAGGCCACCGCTTCTTTAACCGGAACACTGGCTTTTAAGGCAGGAGGAGCTACAAGGAGTTGTTTTGGAGTGCAGATAACGATTACAGCAACCGGCGAGGTTTACACAGATGACTTTTTGGGGGTCCTAACCGGATCTTTGGGAGGTACAGGTGTGATAAATTACGCAACTGGTGTTTATACAATTTCTAATGCCGGTGTAGGAACAGCAACCTACCGATGGGAGGACTCAAACGCAAAAGGAATTACAGATTTTACAAAATCAGCGACAAGAGTTGCCGGCGAGGGTTTTCAATTTCCACAAGACCAGGGAGGTGATGCCATTTTAAACATTTTAATTGGGCAAGATGGTGCTTATTACTCTTTGAAGAAACAATCAGCTTATAGGCTTTATATAGACCAATCAGACACTATGGGAACGTCAACCGAGAATAAGATTTACAGAAATGATATTGGTATTCCTTTTTTTAGGGCTGCAATTTCTACATCAAAAGGTATTGTGTTTATGAACACAGCCAATCCGGATAACCCACAGCTTACAATATTACAACGCAACCCATTGGGAGATAATATTGAGCCCTATATTCTTTTTCCACATTTTGATTTTTCAATTTATGACTATTCAGATTGCGCGATTGATACATACGACAGCTACATTACGATTGCCTGCAAAGAAGAGGGGAGTTTATATAATAATATAATTCTGCTTTGCGATATGACCACAAAGACTGTGGACATAACCTATTATCCGGCCAGAATGTTTGCTAAAGATGCCGGAGTGCTTTATGTGGGCTCTCCAATTACTGAGTCAGTCCATAAAATTTATTCTGGTTTCGATGATGAGGATTATGTAATTGATAATTATTGGACCGGAAAGGGAGAAACATATAGCGCGGACTTTTTAAAGAAATTTAAAAGAATAAGACTTAAAGGATTGATAGATCCAAATCAAGAGATAGAAGTTTACATCTCTTTTGACGATGCCGGATTTCAGTTGGTAGATACAATTTCCGGCAAGGCGGATTATGTTGATTATAATTCCGCGCAAGCGATTGGTTCTAATATGGTGGGAGATGTGCAGGTGGGAGGAGATGATACGGCCAACGCCTATCCTTTCTTTTGTGAGTTTAAGGTGCGATGTCCAAAATTCAGAAAGAGAACATTAAAACTTGTGGCAACCGGAGTGGGTTATGTGAGTGTAGATTACACTTCGGATTTTAATATCATTCCATTTGAAAATAAAATGCAAAGTAGATTTAGAGTTAAAAAAATATAAACGGGCAAACTTATGGCAACAAAATTAACAAAAATAGTAGCAGACTTTCAAACATCTTTAGCCGCGAAAATAGCAGTTGCAGGAACTACTGGGACTTTAATTTCAGCAACGGACGATGACGGAGTAGCACTCCCAGCCGGCAATTACTTTTTGACCTTAGACGGAGACAATTCAAACAAAGAGCATATATTCTGTGCTTTATCGGGAACAGCTTTAACCGGTATCTATTCTGTTTCAAGGCAAGGTGTGCAGGCATCTGGAGCTGTTAGAGAGCATAGGGTTGGAGCAAAAGTTGTTTTGACTGATTTTGCTATAATCAAAGAACTTACAAATTTATTGGACGGAACAACAGGCCTTAATGGAGCGGTACCTTTGAAATACGATGCAGATCCAACCTTAACTGACGATAAACATTTAGCAACAAAAAAATATGCAGACGATTTAGCTATTGCAGGAAGCCCCGATGCTTCCACAACAGTTAAAGGACTTGCTGAGGAAGCCACACAGGCCGAAATGGATGCAAAAACTGCTGCCGGAGCCGTGGGCAGATTGTTTATAAACCCCTCAACTTTAAGGTCAACAAATATAAATGACTATGTAGCTTCAGATACTGGTGCAGCCGATGCTTATGCTATTGCAACGGCTCCAGTAATTACTGCCTATTCCGCCGGCCAGGTGTTTATTTTTAAGGCAGCCAATGCAAACACCGGAGCTTCTACTTTGGCAGTTTCCGGATTGGCTTCTCCAAAATCAATAAAGAAAAATGGAAGTGTTGCACTGGTTGCCAACGACATTAAAGCCGGACAAGTTGTGGTGGTTGTTTATGACGGAACAAATATGCAGATGGTTTCTCCAATAGGCACAGATCCAGCCTCCCTTTATATATTGCTTTCGAATTTAGACACGACAACAACTCTCGGAACATCTGATACAAAGGTGCCATCGCAAAACGCAGTGAAAACTTATGTGGATACACAAGATGCAACCAGGTTTTCTGTTTCTAAGAATGGTTCTGTCCAACTATCTTATTCAACATATGAATCTGTAAAAACTATTGCTCATGGACTGGGAAAAATTCCTAAAAAAATAACACTTTTTATTGATGGAAGACAAAATAATAATCAAGTTGCGATGGCTTTCTGGAGTCCAACCGAACAAGCCTCTTCCACTATAACAACAAGTGCTCAAACACTTATTTCTGCCAGTAATGCCGGAGTAGTTGCTACTGGGAATGCTGGAAATAAAACCATTACGGTAACTGCTGATGCGACAAATATAACAATTACTATCAGTCCCGCCAATGGGGATACCTGGTCTTGTGCAATAGGTGTAACCTGGGCTGCGGAAGCATAATAATAAATTTAACGGGCAATAACTATGGCAAAAATATTATCAGACGGGCGAATTCAAGTCGAGCAGGGTGATACCCTGGGGGGGATTTATGGTGCGGATTGGAAAAAGCTATCCGGATATACCGGAGACCCTACCAAACTACAAATTGGTACTGTTTTGCCATCTAAAACTCCGGCTACACCGCCAACATCGGGAGCTTCGGCTACGCCGGCGAGCTCCGGTTTAACTCTTGGAGATTATATGTCTCCCGAAGAAAGTCAAGCCCGCGCTGTTGCCGAACAAGCTTTATTGGGAAGCGGTAATGCAACTAAGGATGCAAACGGAAATATTATTTTAGGAACAGCACCAGACGAAGCGACAAATAGAGCAAATGTTTTAAAAAATTTTCAACTACAAATAGATGCTCTTGAAGGAGCGAAGGCCGAAGCACGATCAAAATTAACCACGCAATACACTGATATCGGAAACAGAAGATTGGGCCAGGTTGGAGCAATATCAGCAAGAAGAGGATTATTGGGTTCTGATTTTGGGGCTCAAGCCACCAGTGAAACAACAACTGCCAATGCTAACGAATTAAACGCCGTTGTTGACGAATCAGATGCAAAATACAATGCGGCTATTCAGAGTTTATATTCAACAATAAATGTTGAGGCAGACAAAAGTTTTGCAGAGAAGCGCGCGGCTTATTCCGGCACAGCAGATCAACTTGTAACTTATCTTGGAAGTAAAGCAACCTCAAAACAAAATTCTGTCAATAAAGTTATCGCGCAAGCAATATCACTGGGAATTGATTTAACAGGTGATGGAGCAAAAGATGTGTTGGATAAAGCTTCGCAAGACATTGGAGTTTCAAAAGAAAATATCTTGTCTGCTTATAAGGAAGCCGCCAAAGCCAAAGCAGCTGCAGACGCAAAAACCAAACAGGATAACGATAAGGCCACGATGGATTTGTTGAAAACTCAAACTGATATTGCAAAGACAAAAGCCGAAACCGCAAAACTTTATCAAGACGCTGCAAATGTCGGCACAGTAAAGTCTGGAAATCTTAAAATAGCAACTTCAGATATTGCTGCACTTCAGAATTATTTAAACCAATCCAGAGGTTCTGATAATTATACCAACACCGGCGACTATATGAAGAGTTTAGGGGATTGGCAGGCCAATCAGGGTATGGCCAACGACTTCTTTAAATATTACCCGCCGAAATTATACCTCAACCCATCAGATCCAACCTTGCCAACATATTTAAAAGACGCATTAAAAGCTCCCGATATTCTTTCTTCATTGGGAGTAAGTAGCAATCCAGCTCAATAAAACAAATGTCAATATTTAGTGTCTTAAAACCAACCACAGAGAAGTCATTGGGAACACCCGTAAACACACCGGTGGCTCCCGCACAAGCTCCGGTAAGTGGAGGAGGTAGTATTTTTAGTGTTTTAAATCTCCCAAGACCTAAAAAGGTGGTAGAAGCTCCGGCAACTACTATATTCAATAATCAAAAGCCTTTTACTGTGCCATACAGCCAGCAAAAGAGTTATCCTACACCTCCCAAAGAGCCAGACCACACATTCTTACAGAAAGCTGGGGAGATTTTAGACGGCTTAAAAGTTATGGCTTTTGGAGGATATACCCAAAAAGAAAAAGCCATGATGGGAAGTGCCAACATCACTCCCAAAGTAAATGCAAATCCTACTACAATTACTGTTAACGGAAAAGATATTGTGCTTCCACAATATGTAAATCCGGCAACGCTTGATAAATCTAAACAGCCAATATTATCTGCACCAAAACCTCAAATTGATACTCCGGAATGGAACGCATGGCAAGAACAGAAACAACAGGAGGCCGCAAACTTACAGGCAAAAATTGATGCGGCGAAAATAAGACCAGAAGAGTATTTTATAAAGGCAATGACTTTTGGATATGCCGGAGATACAAATAAAGCTCCGGCGGTTACGCTCTCCCAAAAAGGTATGGAATTGACAGGAAGTATAATTGCTTACAGCAGTTTGTTGCATTATCTGGGCCCGATTGTTGGCGGAGTAATTTCAAAAGTCCCTGGTGGGGCCAAAGTTGCTAAGACAGTAGAGAACTTAGCGCAAAAATATCCATGGAAAGTTGGTTATCCTTTGTCTATTGCAAAATCTGGAGCCGTGGGAGTAACCGGAGGCACACTGGAAAAAGCAGACAGTATTCAAGAAAGAGCACAAAATGCAGTAAACGGGGGATTAACCTTTGCCGCTTTTGATGCAATAGCATATCCAGTTGTTTCATTTTTTAGACCAACATTTTATAGCTTGGGAAAAGTTGAAAGAATAAAAGTTGGAGCGGAGGCTAAAAACATTCTTCCGTCCGGAACAAAGATTGATGATTTATTTACGCAACCAAAAGAAATTTGGTTTAGACACCCAGAAGACCCAACACTTTTATTAAAAGTTACGCAAAGCAAAATTCCTGGAAAAGCAGAACTTAATATTGTGCCAACAGGTAAGGCAGGAGTTGATCCAAAGACCTTGCCTTTAATGACGAAGACGACCGCAGAAGCTTTTAAGGCAGAACCATCAACATATCAGAAGCTTACAGATTTTCTTACCGGAGGGAAAAAAGCAGAACTCCCAGTAGAAGCTCCGCAAAAGGGCATATTCACTGTGATGAACCAAGATAAAGCACCCGTAGGCGAACAGAAAGGGGGTATGACAGTGCCGGTAGAACAAAAAGGCGATATAACTCAAGGATTTAATATCTCTCCCGAATTAGAGGCAGTAGCGAACGCTGATTGGGAAGCAAACCCAAACTATGGAGATAAGGTGGGAGTTTTAGCAACTAAATCCGGACAATTAGAACAACAATTAAAAGAAGCCAAAGCTTCGGAAAAGCCAGCATTGCAAAAACAGATAGACGAATTGCAAAGTCAAATAGGAAACATACAGGACGAATTTGTAGCCAAATGGCAAGGCGAAACTCAAACACCGGAGCCTACAAAGACAACATTTACTCCGGCGGATTTTTCGGATAATAATTTAATTGTAAAACCAGGAGATTACATTGTTGACCGCGAGGGAGTTTTAAAACAAGTAACATCTGGAAACGACCAATGGAAGCCAGGAGATTATAATTACGACATTAATGCCGGCTCTTTAAGAGCAAAAGAAGTTGGAGCTTCGCAAGATTATTTAGATTATGCAAATCAAATTAGAAAAGCCACACCGGAAGAGATTGCACAAGGATTAAAGAATATTCCGGCTCAATCACAAGGGCCATCAGAATTTGTAGCCGAACTTAAAAAATTGGGATACACCCATGAGGACGCAGTGGCTTTAGAGCAAATGGTTGCAGAAAAGGAAAAACAGGACGCACAAGTTAAACCGAGAAAATCCGGAATACCAACAAGGATTGAAAACTTGAATATCAAAATATCTAAAGCGATGAATAAGTTTAGGAAAGAAGCTGATTTAATGGCAAGCAAAGAGGGAGCCGGAGTGAGATATTATAAATCAGATCAATCTATGGGAGAAGAAAAGCTTTATTCTTATTTTAAGTTATCAAGAGCAAAGGGCGATATGAAACGACAGGCCCAGGCAAACAAAGTTTACGCTCATGAATTGCTTTATGAGAATGATGCGGAATATAGAAAGATGGTTGACCAGAGAGATAAGCTACTTGAAAAAAATATAGAGACAGCAGATAATGAAATTGATGTCGCCAAAATGTTTGGCGAAGCCAATCAAGAAGAATTAAAATTAACTCAAAACGTCAATGAACAAACTAACAATGGAGCAATACAAGACGGCGTTTCCGAAAAGTTACGCCAGATTGCTTCGCCTAAAAGCTCTCAAACAAAAGGCGTTGCAGAAACTCAGCCAGTTGCACAAAGCCAAGAAGTAAAAGATATAACCGATAAATTCGGTGTCAAAGGATTAAGTCCGGAACTCCAAAAATTACAGGAAGAGAATATAAAATTCGTTGCCGAAAACGAAGACTCTCTAATTAAAAAGTATGTAGAAGCCAAAGGAAACTACCTTAATGGCGATTTTATCAAAGATGTTTTATTTGATAAATACAAAGAGGATAAAGCAAATTATAAAGCTTTTACAGCCGGAGGAAATTATCTTTGGAATAAGATATTAGACAAATTCATTGCCGAAAATCACGATGTTGGTGATGGTTCTGCTGTTATGCTCACAGGTGGCCAGGGATCTGGAAAATCAACCAGCATGGAAGCGGTTTTGGGTAAAGATTGGGAGAAATTAAACGGATTTATTATTGAAAATCCAGCAGTAAACGATGAGACAATACAGAGAATAATTGATAGCGGTTATCCGGTTGTAGAATATCATATTGCAGCGTTGATGAAAGATGCTTTTGAGCGGGCTTTGCTTCGCGCCGAAAGGACTGGCAGAGTGTTTCCGGTTGAATCTTTATTAGCCGGCCATTCAAAAGCAAAGGCAAGAGGAACAGACAGAGTTAACAGCTCAAAATTGGGCTTAGATTACGTTTTAATTGATAACACCGGAGCCAAAGAAGACGTACATATTATTGATGATAAAAATAGTCAACTTGCGTTATTATCCAAATTAGGGTATAATGAAGTTGAGGTCGGAAAAAATAAAACAGCAGACGAATACCGAAAGGTACTCGCCAAAAAATATGAACAAGGAGAAATCACAAGAAAGGTTTACAGTGGATTCACTGAAAGACCCAGCAACCAGGGAGAGGTGGCACAAACACAATCTGGAAAAGGGCAAGAAATTAGTGGAAGCCCTCAAACAGGGGATCAAGGACAACGTCAAGACGGCGTAAGCACAACTCAAAAAGAAAACAAACCGCTATCCGAAGCAGGAGGCGGTTTTATTGTGGGCCAGACTATTAAATTTGGAGCCGGAAACGCAAAGATTTTAGATATTACCAAGATTGGAAACGAATTAAAATACAAACTGGATGTGGACGGAAAAGAGGTTTGGGCGAATGGGGGACTTTTAACAACCGAAAATAAAAAAGTTGATATTAAACTTCCAAAACAAGTTGAAGAGTTAGGATTTAAACCAAAAAATCTTGAGGATTTAGAGGGTGGTGCATTTATAAAAGAAAACTCTAAACTTATAAAACGAAGCGATATTGCAGCCGAACTAAGCAAGAAGCTGGGAGTGCCAATTAGAAGAGGCAAATTTATGTCTGGCGGAGCGATTGGTATATTTAAAACACAGCCGGAGATTGTCAGAATTAAGAAAGGGGGGTTGGCAACTATATTCCACGAGATTGGACACTTCTTAGACCAGCAGTTTGAAATTTCTGTAAACATAAATGCCGTAGAAAGAAAGGCATTAATGCAAGAGTATGGCAATACATACGCGGGCCAGCCAAAGAAACAGGCACAGGAAGCATTTGCAGAATTCTTGAGGCTTATAATGACTGGACAAACTGAAAAAGCAATGCAGTGGGCCCCAGAATTTTATAATGAGTGGGGAGGAATTATCGGAGCAATGCCAGAAATAAAAGAGGTTCTTGATACAGCCACCGCAGACTTCAAACGCTGGAAAGAAATGCCGGCTACTTCAAAAGTATTAAGCCAGATTTCTATTGGGGAACAAAAAGGTGCTCCATTAAAAGAGCGGTTTTCACAAGGATTACATAATTTATACACAATGGCATTGGACGATCTCCATCCTTTGTCAGAATTTTCAAAAGTAGGAGAAAAGAATTTAGGAAAAATATCAGCAGAAAAAGACCCGTATATTCTGGCCCGCAATTTGCGCGGTTGGGTTGGAAAAGCAAACACCTTTTTAACCAAAGGAACTTTTGGCAAAGATTATTGGACAGAGGAGAACGGGAAAATAAAAGCCAATTTCAAGGGCAAGAGTTTTCAAGAGATAATGGCTCCGATTGAGAAAGCCGGACAACTGGACGACTTTAGAGTTTACATTGTTGCAAAAAGAGCAATGGAGTTGGCAGAAAGAAAAATAACAACAGGCATTGCAAAAAAAGACGCGGAAGCATCTGTTGAAGAATTAATTAAAAAACACTCTGGCTTTGAAGAAAAAGCTCAAGAGCTTTATAAATATCAAGACGAATTACTGCAATATGCAGCAGACAACGGATTAACTGGCCCGAAAGGATTGGAAAGAATAAAGGAACTCAATAAGATGAGAGTCCCGTTTTATCGTGTTATGGAAGAAATGGAAGCCGGAGGATATATGGGCAAAAAGAAATTTGGTGGTAACATGGGAAGCCCTATAAAAAAGATTAAGGGTTCTGAAAGGGAAATCATTGACCCAATTGAAAGCATAATCAAAGATACTTATTCAATTATAAATGTTGCAGAACGCAATAATATTGGAGTAGCAATGGCTAATTTAGCCAAAGAGGATAAGGATTTAGGTAGGATATTTGAAAGAGTAGCAAAACCAATGTCTCCGGTGAAAGTAAATGTCGGAGAAGTTTTAAGTAAAGTCTCCGGAATAAATCTGGCTGAAAATCCAGAGATTATTTCGTTGATTGAAGAATTGGGAGAAGAATTGGTAACGATATTTAAACCAATGCAAGACCGCGGGCCCAACATGCTTAATGTAAATATGGGAGATACGCAGGAAGTTTTTCAAGTTGAGCCAGATTTATTTAAGGCAATTCAAGGGCTGAACGCAGAAGATGTTGGATTGATTTTTAGAGTTTTGTCTATGCCATCAAGAATGTTGAGAGCTGGAGCAACATTAAGTCCCGACTTTTCTGTGAGAAATCCTATAAGAGACCAATTTTCAGCATTAGTTTATTCAAAATATGGATTTAAACCAGGCATTGATTTAGCCAAAGGTATATTTGAATTATTTAAAAAAGGAGATGTTTATGATTTGTGGAGAATGGGAGGGGGTGAACACTCCATGCTTGTTTCTTTGGACCGTGCGAATTTGCAACAGAATTATAAAGAATTAATGCGATCAACCGGAGCTAATATAATCCATCACATCACTCACCCGATTGAAGCCCTACAAATGTTTTCTGAAATTACAGAGCAGGCAACAAGATTGGGAGAAATGAAAAGGGCTTTGCAAGCCGGAGAAAATCCTGTGCAATCTGCTTTTGCAAGTCGCGAAGTAACACTGGACTTTGCCAGGGTTGGAACAAAAACAAAGGCTATAAATTCCCTTATTGCTTTTTTCAATTCAAACTTACAGGGCCAAGATAAAATGATTCGCGCATTTAAAACAAGGCCATTCCAAACTCTTATAAAGGTTCTTTTAGGTATTACATTGCCATCAATTTTGCTTTATTTTGCCAACAGAAAAGACCCACGCTGGAAAGAAGTACCTCAATGGCAAAAAGATTTATTTTGGATTGTTTTCACTGAAAAACATATTTGGAGAATACCAAAGCCTTTTGAACTCGGCATATTGTTTGGGAGTGTGCCGGAGAGAGTTTTAGAGTTTATGGACACAAAAGACCCAAAGCTTTTTACAGAGTTAGAAAGTGCCATTGCAAATGGAGCGACACCTGGATTTATTCCTACATTTATGGCTCCTATTATTGAAAATATCACAAATTATAGTTTCTTTTTAAACAGGCCCATTGTTCCACAAGGAACAAAGGATTTACCAGCAGAAGCTCAAGCCGGAACTTATACAAGCGAAACAGCAAAGATTTTGGGCAAGGCATTAAATTACTCTCCGGCTAAGATTGATAATTTGATTTACGGCTATACCGGAGGGCTCGGAAAGTATGTAACGCAAGGATTAGACACAATAATTACTGGAACAGGCATTAAGAAGCCACCAGTGGCCCCAGAGGGTACTTTGGAGGACGCACCGGTGATTAAGGCCTTTATGATAAGACCGCCTGTAGGAACAAGCTCTGAAAGCGTAAATAGAATTTATGACCTTTATAGCAAGGCTTCCGGAGAATTGTCATATGTAAATAAATTAGTGAATGAGGGAAGAATTGATGATGCAAAGGAATTTATTAAAAACAACCCCGATGTAGTTTATGGGAAGATGCTCAATGCTCTTATTGCCAAATTCAGTGATATTAACCAAGCCAGAGATCAGATTAGAAACAGTAAGACAATGTCAGCCAAAGGAAAAGCAGAGAAAATAAAGCAATTGGACGAGTTGCAAACAAAGGCCGCGCAGAAAGCTTTAGAAATGATTAACAACCATGCAGAGTAAAATTGAAAAAGTATGCGGAAACATTTTTGCCGGCATATTATTAGCAATTATTATCTGGTCTTTCAGCTATTCTGTATTCTGCCTTTTATTTCGCGATGGAAGGGGAATAGGATTATATGGAAGCCGAGGAGATTTCTATATGTATGACGGATATTAAATATTAGTCCATTGTCTTTAGACTCTAAATAGAGTTTACAGACAGCGGATTATAATGACTGCTCTTTTAAAAAATTATTTGTTGAATGTAAAGATATTTTTGAGAAAACCCCAAAGTTTGGCTAAAAAACTACTCCCAGAATTGGTCTTTTGCTGATTGATAAGTGGTTTGCTATCTTCTTGAACCGAACTTGCCACTGCCACCACTTTTTGTTCGCTTGGTGATGGTTTAATGATGGGTTGTATAACTTTTGTTTCAGCTTTTGGAGGTGATTGTACAGGTTTATCGGATTGTTGAGTAGGTTCCGGATTTACTATAGTTTCTTTTACTAAATTATCAACAGGAATAATAGCTTCTGGTTGCTTTGTCTCCGGTATAATACAATTTTGAGTTTTACTATCCCAATAACCAATACTCCCATATGATTCTTTACACTTTTTGCCCATTTTCAGATTGATATATGCATCAAAACCCTCATTGAATAGGACAATTTTATCTGGATCTTTGTTTATTTCTTCCCGCTCAAATTGATTATTTCTTTGTATAGATACTTCGTTCAGACATTTCTCATAACTATCATTGAAAGTTTTGACTAAATCTATACCGCTTCTGCAAGCATCCAATTCTGTTTGATCAATAGTATTACAATCAGTGCTGATTAATTCTCCCCTTGCCTTACGGAAACTACAATCAATTCTTTTCTTATTAACCCGTTCTAACATACTTTGATAACTATATTCTTCTCTACAAGTCAAAGGTAAACTACTAACCAGAAAAGCGGAACAACTGTTATAGCTACATTCATCGGCATCGGAGAAATAAACAGAACTGTTTGTCCAGCCATCATTACAGATAACCTTGCCATTATAATTTGCTCCAGCCGAACAATTAACCCCGTCATGATAAGAACATGCTCCGGATGTAGCGAGCGTAAAAGCTGGGAGAAACAAAAAAATAACTAAAACAAATAATTTTTTAAACATAAATTTTATATCCGATAAATTAAAAGCCTCCTTTTGTGGAGGCAAAAAGAGGCTTTTACTAATAAATTGCCTCCACAACTTATTAACAATATTAACAATAGCAAATAAAACATAAAGTCGCAATGGGAGTCAAAAACATGGAACAAATTAAACCACAATTAAATACGCCGATGCAACCACAGCCAGGAAACACAGATGCAATTTTAGAAGCTTCTTTGATGCACAGAGATAAAACATCAAAGGAAACACAGCAGTTGAAAGAAGCCGAGATTATGCAGCGCGAGAAACATCAGCAGGAGAAAGTGCCATTATTGGAGGCACAGGTAAAACTCCAAGCAAAAACAATCCAGCAATTAGAGGAATTGGCAAAAAAGATGGATTCGCTGAATGTTGCCATTAAAGGGTTAATGCCAAAAGAAAAAAAGATAGGGGCGAAAAGGGGTGAGAAAGGGCAAAAGTTGGTCTTAACAAAGGAATTAGCAACGGCCCTAAAAGAATTAAAAACAAAAACTAACGATTACAAATTATTATTAAAATATATTTCAAAAACATGACAGACAAAACAGAGTTCGATGTCCTAAAAGAGCTTTCAGCGACATCGGACGCATTAAAAACAATCGCCAAAGCCGTTCAAAATGTAGATTTTGAAAACATTAATGAAATGCAAGGCGAAAAAGGGGAGAAAGGCGACAAGGGAGATAAGGGCGATGCTGGAGATCGTGGGGAGAAAGGAGAAACGGGTGAGATTGGCCCAACCGGAGAGGCTGGAAAAAAGGGCGACAAAGGCGACACTGGAGTTGGAATTGACGGAGTAGATGGCAAGGACGGAAAAGATGGGAAGCCAGGTAAAGCCGGTAAAGATGGAAGTTCAGATACAGCCGAGCAAATTGTTGAAAAAGTAGGTTCGCTTAAGGGCGATAAAAGATTATCCTATAAATCCTTAAAGGACGCGCCGACTATATTTAAGGACGCAAAAGGTGGGGGTGGAATTAAAGGAACCGGTTATTTGGGAGAAATTACGGACGTTGTGATTAACAGCCCTGCAAACAGTGATGGATTGGTTTATAACAGCACAACAAAGAAATGGGAAAATAGCCCGTCTGTGAATACGGATGAAAAGGTTAAAGCTTCTGCGAATGATACGACACCAAGTTATCTCAACTCTAAAATATCCGTTTCTGCCGGACTGACTAAATCTATAACGAGTCCTGCTGGCGATGAAGTTGTTAATATAGCTGGGCCAGACTTAACCCCTTATGCTCCTCTAAAAAAGACTATTGCAGATAAAACCGATGATTATAATGTTGTTGTTGCCGACACTGGTAAGATTTTGACAATGAGCAACGCTGGAACCAAAACATTTACCTTACCCGTGATTGCAGCAGGAGATATCGGAACACAGATAACTTTTGTAAAAAGAGGCGCTGGAAAAGTCGTAATCCAAGCAAACACAGGCCAGTATATTGACGACAGCACCTCTGCTGGCACGATTTATGACGACCAGGCAGCAGAATTAACCTCAACCATTACTTTATTAGCAATTTCTACAACGCAATGGGTGATTGTTTCTGCTAACGGAATATGGATTACCACATAAAATAAAAAAATATAATTAAATAAAAAATCTATGCCAAGCACAAAAATATTCGGAAAACACGATATACCTAAAACAGGACAAACAACGTCATATAAAACTGGCGATGATGGAACTTATCAAGCAGGGAGTAAAGCCAATCCTCGTTTTGTAGATAACGGAGATGGCACGATTTCAGATAGAGTAACGAGATTGATGTGGGTAAAAGAACCTCAAAAAATTATCCCTGGGGCAAGCGTGAGAGCAGATAACCAAATGCAGTCAGCAAAAGGAGATTGGGCAACTTCCACAGTATACGCTATTGGAGATGTTGTTAGAGATGCAGCCGGAGTAAATGCTGTTGCAATGAATATTTCAGCGGCAAGCGCGGCAAGCCCCTGTGTTTTGACTGTTGATAATTTGCAAGGAGTTAAAACCGGACAAATGGTGTTGATTAACGGAATTACCGGAAATATGGGAACAGACACATTAAATGGCCACTATTACTATGTTCTCGTTAACCACACAGCGAAGACATTGACTCTTTATTCGAACGCATATTGTTCTACTGCAGTGGATACGACTGGTAAAACATATACAAGCGGAGGAACATCAATACAAAATAAGTTTTATGTCTGTCCGGTAGCTCATACTTCCGGAGTATTTGCCGATGATATCACGGCAGGAAATTGGAGGGAAACTGTATGGACAGCCAGTGCGGCAAACCTTACTACTCCATCTGCGATGGCCTGGACGCCAACTGGTGGGGACGGAGACTCCATAAACAACTGCGAAGCTTTAGATTATGCAGGGAAGCAAGATTGGAGGTTGCCAAATGTGAAAGAATTGATGAGCATTGTTGATTATGGGCGTTATTCTCCGTCGATAGATCCGACATTTTTCCCGAACACACAGAGTTTGTATTACTGGTCGTCTTCCATTTATGCCAGCAATACCGCCTATGCCTGGAACGTGCTTTTCAGCTATGGCTACGTCAGCGTCGGCAACCGGTACAACGCTTACTATGTCCGTCCGGTCCGCCAGTATTAATTTAGTAATTTGGTAATTAAACAAATTTTATGGCTCAATACTCCCACCTACCAATATACAACTTAGCCTTTTCCGTTCTTCGTGAGTTTTATGTCCGAACCCCAAAGTTTGGCAAGCAGTATAAGTATTTTCTGGGAGGAGAGTTGATAAAATATGCAACCGAAATAATTAAGACAATAATTAGAGCAAACAATGAGAGAGATAAGGAAATGCGAATAAAATTGATAGAACATTTGTGCATAACGATTGAGCTAACCATTACCCATCTAAGGATAGCAAACGAATTGAGACAACTGGGAGGACAAAAATCATACCTGTTTCTATCCAGTATGATGGTTGATTTGTCAAAACAAGCTGAGGGCTGGAAGAAATATACCCCTGAATAATCAAGCCGAGAGCTTGGTTAGTGTGGGATTAGGAAATACAAACCTCTGCCCTTGAAAGAGGATTAAAATAATTAAGTCAGAGGTTCGATGGCTCTGAAAAACCATTTATGCCAACAATACCGCCAATGCCTGGAACGTGAATTTCAACAATGGCAACGTCAACAACAACAACCGATACAACGCTTACTATGTCCGTCCGGTCCGCCAGCACTTCCTCTCCAGCCTCGCTTGTTTTGAAAGAAAATATATGCAAGAAATATTCACATTAGAAAAAATATATCAGGCATACAGAGATTGCCAGAAACGAAAGAAAAATACCATAAATTATTTGAAGTTTGAAATTAACCGAGAGAAGAATTTAGTCGCACTTTTACAAGAGTTGAAATCCCACAATTATAGGATTTCAAAACATATCTGCTTTGTAGTAACCGAACCAACGATAAGAGAAATTTTTGCAGCAGATTTTAGAGATAGAATTGTCCACCACATACTTTATAACGAAGTCAAGAAAATATTTGATGAGGGGTTTGTAGAGAATAGTTTTGCAAACAGAATAGGTAAGGGAACTCACAAAGGGGTTGATAAAATTAAGGAGTATCTTAGGGAAGTTTCGCCGGATACATACTATTTGAAATTAGACATTAGAAGTTTTTTCTGCTCGATAAATAAAGATATTCTTTATAACATTGTAGCAGAGAAAATTAAGAACGCACCGAAGTCATACGGATGGAAAAAAGATATTTTATGGCTTTCCAATAAAATTATCTACCACGACCCAGCAAAGGATTGCCACTTTAGAGGACGGATTGAATTAAGGGGCTTAATTCCAAAAGAAAAATCTTTGTTTCATTCAAATGGTAAGGGTTTGCCAATTGGAAACCTGACATCGCAATTCTTTGCCAATGTATATTTAGACCAACTGGATAAATTCATTTATTCTTTGGGCTATAAATATTACGTGCGATACGTGGACGACTTCATTGTTTTAGGAGACAGGGAGATTATACAGGACGTTCCAAAGATAAAAGAGTTTTTGGAAAAACGGCTTGATCTGAAAATGCACGATAAAAAGATTAAATTCCAACAAGTGAGCAAGGGCATTGATTTTCTTGGATATTTTATAAAGCCGGATTATGTTTTGGTAAGACGTAAAGTGGTGGGTAGGTTCAAGGATAAAATGTATAGGTTGGAAAATCCGACCATTAAAGAATTGTTGGCAACGGCCAATTCATACTTCGGGCATTTCATTCACGCCAACTCATACAAATTGAGGAAAGCGCTTTACGAGAAGTATTTTAGAGATAATTTTACAGCAAAAAAGCAATATAAATCAATAAAAATTGCAACACGAAATAAATAAGGTTGCAATAAAAACAATGGCAGTAAAAATAGCATTCACGACGAAGATGGGGGTAGGGGGAGAGTATGTAAATTTTGACCCTCAAATTTTAGATAAAACAAAAGTAAGTTTAAGGTTAAAATTTTGGAAGGATAAGGCAACAAGAGACACCGAAGGATCGTTGCCCCTTAACGACCAAATGGAAGGTGGACGAACAGAAAGAATAATAGGTTTTGATTGTATTCAAGAATTTGATTACGATTTAGATTCAGTTAAGAATGTTTATCAGCAAGGGTATGAATATCTAAAAACATTGCCGGAGTTTTCGGAAGCAATAGACGATATTACCGAAGAACAGACGGCTCAATTAGATGCAGTTAAAAACGTGCAATTAGATGTAAGAAAAGTTATTTTATAACGCTTATGGAAACGATAGACCTAACTCAGATTTTATTACAAGCGGGAATATCGGGCTTAATGGCCTTAGTGATTATTGCTTATTGGTATTTTGATAGCAAGAAAAAAAGAGAAACATTAATTATTAAAGATGACGACAGAAAGGACGATACAGACGAAGTAGCACGAGAATTAAACGGCAAACAGGAGGTTAGATTAACTAAAGTAGAAACTCTTTATGAAGAGCATTGTAAAGTTCAATCAGAAGCCCTTGCCTGTATTCATAATGGGCTTAATTCTAACGCCAATGCAATTAAAGATTTAGCAAAATCACTTTCAGATAATACAACGGCAATAGCAGTTTTGACAGCAATTATTAACGAGAGAATACCGAAAAAGCAATAGTTCTTTTAACCGGTAACATACGTTACCACACAAAGGAGGTTTCCGATGACGATATACTGGTGCAAAAAGCACAACTTCTGTCCAGTCAACGGCAGTTTAGAACACTGCCTGGCCCAAAACCGACATCAAGGTTGCATAAATCTTACGCAACTGCCAACCGAACATCCGAAAGGAGAATACCAACATGTCAAAGACCGAAGAAAAGAACGCAGAGAGTGGCGAAGCAGGTTTGCGCGCATGGTGGGCTAATATAGCCACAGCAGAGCAATTAGGCGAGGCCTTGTGCTTTGCCAGAGGGCTTTTAGAGGAAGTTGTCCTCTCCGGCAAGAAAGCCAAAATTGAAATTCACATTGAGCGAAAGCTTAATACCTCCTAACCAAACAAAGGGCTTCCCACAATCAAAAAAATACAGATTGTAAAGGGTTGCTTGGGAAGCCCTACTTTTTTAAATCAATAATTATTATTAAACAAAAAAATATATGACAGACGAAACAAATCTAAATCCAGGGTTAATTGAAGACCCGCGAACAGAAGAAGCTAAAGCAAAAGATTATCCCCATGAAGAAGTTGCAATGGCTGTGCCCTTGAAATGGAATAGGGGCATTGATGCCGCACCGATATATTCTGATAGAGATCAAGATGGCTCTTTGAGCTGTGTTGCTCAATCCGGAGGAACAGCAACAGAAACAATAACCGGCAAAGTTATTTCTGCTCACCCGCCCTACAGGAGAAGAAGCAATTATCCGAATGGGGGAATGTGGTTGCAAAATTTGGGAGATATTTATCGCAATTTAGGAACAACCACAGAAGATTTAGACCCATCACAAAGAATGTCAGAGCAACAAATGAATGCTGATATAAAAGTTGAAACTCCAATAAAAGGATTTCTTTATGCTTTTCCGAATGTAAAAAATATAGATGAGATAGCCATGGCCATAGAAACTCAAAAACACTGCTTAATAACCATATATGGGAGTGGAGAAGAATATGTCAGATTTGAAAAGCCGGTTGTAATTCCAAACACTAATTTGAACATTTCTCATTGTCTTTGTGGAATTTATTATTTTACCGATGAGAATGGAGTAAAGTGTATTTTAGTAAAAGAGAGCTGGGGCCCGAATGAGATAAGAAGAAGAATTTTTACAGAAGATTATTTAAGAGCAAGAGGAACCGGAGCGATGTATTTTATCCCTCCCGCACCAAAACCAACACCGGTAAAGCCAAAATTCACATTCCGATCAGTTTTACTTTACGGACAAAGCAATTATTCTATAAAAATGTTGCAGGATATTCTTCGCTATGAGGGATTGTTCGGAAGTGGAAGCATAATTTCTACCGGAAATTATCTGTCTATAACGGCAAAGGGAGTTTACCAATGGCAAGTTAAGCACGCGGTGGCTTCAATGACAGAATTAAATTCATTGCAAGGCAAAAGAGTTGGCTTGAAGACGATTGCCGCACTTAATAAAATTTACTCTAAATGACAATAGAATTATTGCTAAATTTTATTCTGGTTGGAGCGGTATGTTTTGCTGGCGGTATGGTTTGGGGTTGCTCACTTAACAAATGGACGAATAGTAGTAAATAAAGGTCGTTTAATTAAAATTAACTGAAAAACAAAAAAATGAACACAGGAATATTTACGTTAAATTTAGCAAGTTTAAAAAGTGCATTAATATCAACTCTCTTGATGGTAATTGTGGCAATGGCTGGGTATATTATAGGGCTTGGAGATATTTTCTCCATAGATCTAAAAGTATTAACCAACATAGGTGTAATGGCACTTTTGACAGGTTTAGTTTCACTTATTAAGAATTTCTTAACATCAAATAGTGGAACATTTGCCGGAATTACTAAAATTGAATAATAAACGGGTAAATTAATGCCTAATTATATAACCGGAATTTTAAAGATATTGCTTGTTTTTATGGGAATAGGATTATTCTTGGGAATATTTTGTCCGCAAATTATTAAAGTAACGGAAAGCAGAAATAGTTGTTGGTTTGAGTCAATCAAACATCAGCAATTATATGCCTGCTTACAATAATCATGGAAGAGGAATTTTTAACCAGATTAATAAGTGATGATGACGAGGAAGAAGAGGAGGAGGGAGAAGAAGACGATAATTTAGATTGGGACGACGAAGATGATTTTTGCGATGGGGATTCTGAAGAGGAATAATTAAGAAGACAAAGAAGCGTAAAAAAAGACCGCCGTTCCAAAATGGTATGCACGGCGGCCAGCGCTGTTTTGTCTTTTTTATTTACTTTCCAATATTTATAAAATTGTGTTGACTGATATTAAGAGTAAAATCCATATTGCCAGAGCTATAATTCCGTAGAGTTTCCAGTGTGGATGTGTAGGTTTACCGGCTCCCAAAAGCCATTGTGGTATGTGGGAGGCATTAGAAAATAAGGCTCCGGCAATGAATAAGATAACTATTAAAATTATGTTAAAAGTGTTCATATTTAATTATCATATCGCAAACAAACATTAATGTCAAGTTTTTTGGTTGACATTTAAACTTTAAGGTTGTAAAATCAATCATTAATAATTAATTAGACCCGTTGCCCGAAAGGGTAAGGCGAGAGAAATCTTGCCTGATACTACCAACGTGGTATAATGAAAAAGCATGAGCAATCATGCCAACCTCATATGAGGTTTTACGCCCAGCCTGTTAACAGGTTGGAACGAGCATTTACCCGCGAGTAGTATCGCGGGTTTTGCTTATATGAAACTACATGAGGCCATAGGCGAGTTTACAAGGTGGAAGTATATAAAGGTCAAACCAACAACAATCTACGGCTACGATGGCAATTTACGCCATTTTTGCATATTCCTACGGGACCCCGACATTGAAGACATCACTCTAAACGATATTTTAGAATGGATAGAATGGAACACAAAGATGGGATTTAAAACAAGTCAAGTTGAAAAGCATTGTGTGGCCATAAAGGAATTATTGAAGTTTTATAGCAGGCAAAATTATAGAGTGGTTGATCCGGAGCTTGTGCCTTATCCGAGGAAATCTATGCCTATTCCGCGCGTAGCCAACGATGATGACTATTATAAGCTCTTAAACGCTATACCAAAATTGTTTGCCTATTATCACATACGAAACAGGGCTATAATCGCATTACTACACGACACCGGAGCCAGGATTGGGGAGATTATGTCTTTGGATATGGGAGATGTTGATTTAAAGGGCAATTCTGCGGTAATACGAACGGAAAAAAGTAGGGAGGACGCGCCTTTCAGAAATATCTTTTGGAGAAAAGAAACAACAATTTATTTACAAACATGGGTTATTAAGAGAAAAAAGCTTTTAAAACAAACGGAGCTCACAGATAAAGACGCTTTTTTCATTTCTGTTAATGGTGGAGTTTGCGGTGATGGGCGGACCGGCAGAAGAATGGATATTTTGGCATGTTCTGAAATGTTGAGAAAATATAGCAACCTGGCCGGATTGAAATATAATTTAAACGCGCATTCTTTTAGACATAATCTTGGGAGGAAATTGGCGGAGAGGGGAGCCGACAATTCTAACATCTCCCAAATTTTGGGCCATAAAAGTTTGGACAGCTCGCGCATTTATACACAGCTCTTTAATCCACAACTAAAAAGGCTATATCATAAAATTCTTGGAAAGTAGAGGTGTGGATAACTTTTTGATTTGTGAGGGGAAATAAATGATATTTGAGGTTATTTGACAAGTCCTCTTGATAGAATTATAATTAACATACAAAACAAAAACATGGCAGAAAAAAAACAAAAAAAGGTGATTGAAAAACCATACAGAATAACAAGAGACGAATGGCTTTTAATGCGGAGAGATCAACAAACAAAGCGAGAAATAAAGAGGATTGTCTTGGAACTTTTTGACAAGGTCAAAAATTGGAAGTAATTAATTTTGACAATTAATAGAGGTTAAACTGCTTTTACAGCAACCTTTCTTTGCACGGGGACGACAACGAATGGGGGTACAGTTGTCGATTGGCTGAGTTTGCCGAGTTCGTAGGCAAGCGCCTATAAGCTATAAATTAAAAATATATAAAGTCCAACATCTTGCGATGTTGGACTTTTGTTTTCTACCAAATTAACAACATATTTTTGTTGTAAAAGGTCGAAAACTAAAAATAATGTCCTCGTAAAATTGTGATTTCCACAATTAAAAAGTTTGCAATAACCGCTGGGGTATCGGCCGCAGGGTTATTGGGCTTGGCGGCTTCGGCATTTGCCGCAGACCCCTTGGTCAACCTGCCGTTAACAGCGGTGGCTGATTTGACCGGAAACGCCAGCCAGATAATGACAGACGTCTGGGTATTGGTTGCCTTGGCAATCGGTATCCCAATGGGCTTCTACATTATCCGCAAGGTTATCGCTTTAATTCCTAAGCACTAAAAGCGAACGGGGCGGGCCCGTGGAGAGGCGGGCCCGCCTCCGGGACTTAACACAGATATGTTTATAAATTGGACTCAGGCTATGACAGATGCGGTGCTTGCCAGCGCCACTGGTTTGATTACTGATTTGACGCCCCTGCTTACAATAATCATCGGCATCGGAATCGGATTGATTGTTTTCTACGCAATCGTTACCGCAATCCGGGGACACTAAAACAACATGGATGATTTAGTGCACATAGCCTTTGACTGCTTCAATGTAGCCGAATATGTTTTCTCAAACATAGCCAATTTGTTTTCTATGCTTTTTACGCCCTTAACCGGAGTGTTCAATTTCGTTAAGGGATTTTTTGACGGGATAGTTTCAACGGCTCCGGCAACAGCCGTGGCGTGGACATTCCCGGACAACATAATGGCTGTGTTTAATGCGATTCCATATTTCAATGTGATCGAGTATGCATGCGGTGCCGGACTTTCTGTCCTCATCTTAATTTTCGCCTTCAGGCGGTTGGTTGAATTTTGATATGAAAAAGCGAATCATATATTTTCTAATTCCGATACTTCTGCTTTTTTTCGCGAAAGCCTGCTTGGTTTACGCGAACGATACGTGGCTTGTGTACGGCGACGGCTGGGCAGGCTTGCCTGAAACCACTTATCTTGATGTTGACGGCTCATATTGTTTTTACACTTCCTCAACATCAAACTGCTATTTCGCCCAGGTTAACTCGATTGACAACGGCAACCACTGGCACGTCGGGACAAAATTTTGGCAGACAAGCGGATATTACCATCAGCATATTTGTGCTCCGGATAAATTAGCCGGTAAGCCGGCTGGGAACTACGCATTGTATTGCATCAGCAGTGAATACACATATATGCACTGGGACGGCACAAGCGTTGACGTGCTTTATGATCCGCCGCCGCCTTCGGCCTCTGTTGTCATCACAAACCCGACTTCAGGCACGACAATAACAAGTAACAGCTCAATAATTTACGTCAGCTATTATTCTTTGCCCTTCGGCACGCTGGGCTACGGCTATCTGCATATTGAAATGCAAAACAAAAACAGCGGCATTTATTCGGCTTTTTATTCGCATCAGCTGACCTCGTCAAACGGCTCTTTTTCGTTCCCGGTTTCAGAATTTGAGATAACCGAAAACGGCGAGTGGGATTTAAAGGCCCAGCAGGAGCTGGATGCCAACACTTTTTGGGAACTTACCCCGGATCCGGCATACATATTGAATTTTAATGTTGAAGGCAATTCAACGCCTTACACTTTTGCCAATTTTGATAATTGGTATTCAGAGCATGCGGCAGGCGGCTACACAGAACCGTCCGACTGGGCGGAATCTCTGACGGCTTTTATCCAGCCGATTTTCACGAGCGCCGGAGAATTTGTAAACAACAGTTTGGCATATTTTCACTCAACCGATTTTTACAGCAAAGGCAACCAGCTTGGCATAGTGTTTCCGACAACTCAGGCATATCTCAATAAGATAAATATTTTCTTTGGCGGCTTTCCGCTTATACAATTTTTTGAATTGCTGACATTTGTAATGCTCGGCATTTTTATTGTGCGAACGATATTCAAGTTTATTCCGTTTTTTGGCTAGTTGCCGGCGTGGCTTTGCTGATATGTCCCACGAGGACGCAAAAACAGCATTCAAGCCCGCCGACAACTGGCCGAAAGACTTCTGCGAGCCGTGAGTGAAGATAGAAATTACACGGCGGACAGACATTGTTGGAAGTCAAATTGATTTTTGCAATGTAAAAGAAAAGCCGTCCCTTGTGGTAATTCCAGACGGCTTTCGGACTATCATATGATAGTTTTCAAGTTAAATCAAGCCAAAATTAGCCAGCTCTCGCACGCTGAATGGGTTGCGAGCTAAGGGATTTAGGGTCGACTTCTACGGGCGAGTTTTTCAAAAACTCAATGCCCGTGGAAGACCTGTTTAAGCAGGACAAAGGGATTTATATCATTCGGGGTTTTTCAAAAAATCAAGAATAGTAGAAAAATCCGGCAAAAATTAAAAAAATTAAAATTAAAAACAAAAAACATGAGCAAAAACAAACCGAGAATTTATTGGGACGAGAATGAACAGCGTTATTACATCACATTTTTTGAGGACACAAAATCCGATGAAATTGTAGATGCCTTCGAGAAGTTCAAAGGCCGTAAGCCAAAACAAAAAACAAAACATGATAAACATACCAATTAAAACAAAAGACGACGCCATGAAATTATTTAATCTATTTCAAAAAAAAGAAAAAGAGGGGTTGCAAAAAGCGAAGGAATCCGGGTTGATTACAGAGGAAGAATTTTTGAGGATTTCAGCCCAGCGAGCCCAGGAGAAACTGGATATGTTTTTAGAGAAAAAAGGCCGGAAAACTGCAAAAATACCGAGAAGGTCTTGACTTCATGAAGCATCAGCGACAACTTGTTGACAGACGATTGAAAAATGGCAAGCGTGGGTTCAAAATGGGGCAGTCGGATGGAAGGAAGTATCTTGTTGATTACCGCAAAGGAAAATATACGATTATTGACCTCTCATTAAAAAAACGAGGACACTCTCAAAAATTCAAATGACTTACGAATTTTTTGTTGGTTTCATTGACGGCGTATGTGCCGCAATAATATTATTCATATTCTTAACCTCAACACACAATGAATTGTAATTTTTCACAGCCGGTAAATTATACAGGCAATCCGCCGGGTAAAAACGACCCGTTCGCATTTTCGCAAATGAATTGCGACGGTTCAATCGGCACCGGCGGATCGATAGAACAAATCACGGGCACGGGGACATTTTGGATTTCAAAGCAATTGGACTACGGTCAGGTACTAATTCTAACGTTTCTTCTAATTTTCTTTGTCGGGTTTATTGTAAGATTCCTTTGGAATTTTACGAAGCAAGACACAGATCAAAAGCTATGACTTTTACAGATTCCAGCGTCAGTGAATTTTTAGGAATGATATTTTTTTACCCTTTTCTTTTTTACACCCTGTTTTTATTATTCACCGGTATTGAGGACGCAATCATTTTCTGGTTCCGCCGGAAAGATTACCCATCAAAGCCATCAGATTTATGATAACAACAGACGAAATATTAATAAACGCTTTCTTTGCCTTTTTCTACTGCCTCGGGTGGGTAGTTGACTATATCTGGGCAGGGGCTTTCGCCGGATCAATAGTTTTAACAATAACGAGGCTATTAGCGAAAAAAGATTAACCATGAAAAAATTAAATTGGTATACAGAAAAAAGAAAAGTGAAGGATCTTGTGCCGTTTGAGGGCAACCCGAGAATAATAACTGACAAACAGCTCGCGGATTTGAAAAAGAGCGTCTCAAAGTTTGATTTAGTAGAAATTCCGGCAATAGATACAGACAACAAAATCATTGCCGGCCACCAAAGGTTGAAAATTATGCAGTTGTTAGGCCGGGGCGAGGAGGAGATTGACGTAAGGGTGCCGAGCCGTAAGCTTACTGATGGCGAATTCAAAGAATACAATCTTCGCAGCAACAAGAATACCGGCGAGTGGAATTTCGATGAGCTGGCTAATTTTGACGAGGACTTATTAAAAGAATTCGGCTTTGACGAGAATGAATTAGATAATATTTTCGGATTGGAAAAAGCAGATGACTTTGACTTGGCAAAAGAAACAGAAAAAGCGATAAAAAAACCTCACGACGTAAAGCCCGGCGATCTGTGGCAGTTAGGTGAACATAAATTAGTGGTAGGCAACGCCACAGATCCGAAAGCATGGAAAAAGCTGTTGGGTCCGGAAAAATTTGATTTTATGTTTACAGATCCGCCGTACAGATTGGCTTATTGTAAAAAAAGAGTCAGAAAAGTAAAAACCAAAGACGGCTGGAAAATTAAAGCCGAAAGGGAATACGAAAGTGTCGGTGAAACAGACAGCAAGGGGAAAGGATTCGGCTACAAAGGAAACAGAAAATACGAAGGTGTTGTTCAAGCCGGTGGAGTTCCTGAATTCGACGAGTGGCTTTCGATAGCCAACCAATTTAAAAACGAAAAAGGCTCAAACGTCATGGTGTTCGAGAATTGGAGAAACACTCCCGACCTTTGGGGAGCCATAGAAAAGTATTGGTCGATACAAAATATGGTCATCTGGCACACACCAAACAGGACACAGGGTTTCTCGGCAAAGTATAAATTTTTCAACAGATTTGATGTGGCCCCGGTTGCCGGAGATGGAGTTAACAACGAAATCGATGAGGACGAGTTCAGAAATTATTTGGAGGACAAGGGTCAGAAATTAATAGACACTTATGAGATATCACTTTACGCAAAACAAGGAAAGCCAGATTGGAATAAAAATAAGGGCACAAAATTTTGGGTGATGGGTGACCATGTCACACACGCAACAGATTCGGCTTCCCAGTCAGGCCAGAATTTAATCTTTGGCACAAAGCCAACCCCGATATTAGTTCCGTACGTAAAAATACTTTCTCCGAGAAACGGAATTGTGATGGAGCCGTTCGGCGGATCGGGAAGCACGATAATTGCATCTGAAATTATGAAAAGGAAGTGTCGGGCGATTGAATTGTCGCCTTTATACGCAGAAGTGATATTGGCGAGGTTTGAGAGGTTTACTGGAATAAGGGCTATAAAAGCACAAAAGTAGGGGATTTTGAGCAACCACAAGGGCCCCAGGCAAGAGTTTTGGGGCAAAGTAGGGTAAATATATGGGTCAAGAACAAATAACCAAAAATGCTGATATATCAGCACAAAAACAGCAAGAAAGGACGATCGGCAGGCCCTGGGAGAAGGGTCAGTCGGGCAATCCGGCAGGCAGACCGCCAGGTAGCGTTTCGATTACAGCGGAAATCAAAAGGAAGCTACAAGAGGTTCCCGATGGTCAGCAAAAATCATATTTGGAATTATTGATCAACCGGATATTAAAACAGGCAGTAGTTGATGGAAATGAGCAAATGATAAAACAAATTTGGAGTTACATAGATGGTACTCCGAGGCCATCAGAAAACCATGAATCAGTACAGCCAGTCGTGCACATAAATCTTTTAAACAAGAATGACATGGAAGTCCGGGAGGAAAGCAGTGAAAGAATAGCGACTTGATGGGAATATAGGAATAATGGATACGAACGGGAAAAACTATGTCTTTTTGACTGCACTTTTTTATTTTTTTTATTTATGTTATAAATTATTAAATGGATAGAATATCTAAAGAGGCGAGAAGCCGTAATATGTCTTTGATAAAATCCAAAAATACCGTATTGGAGAAGGAATTTTTTAAAGAATTAAAAAAGAGTGGAGTATCGTTCAAAAAACACGTCAAACGGCTAACCGGAACGCCCGACGCAGTCATAGAAAAAAACAAATTAGTTATTTTCGTGGACAGCGATTTTTGGCACGGTTGGAGGTTTAAAAAATGGATAAAAAGATTACCGAATGAGTATTGGATAAATAAGATAAGATCAAACGTTAAAAGAGATATTTGCAACAGGAAAAAATTAAGAAAAGACGGCTGGACTGTGGTAAGAGTTTGGGAGCACCAATTTACAAAAAATAATAAAAAAACAATAAACAAAATCCTCTCATTATGCAAAAGAAAAAAATAAATGCCCTTAAAGAACCCCTAACTGTTATTGATCTTTTCTCGGGTTGTGGTGGACTCTCGAAGGGGTTTGAAGATGCAGGTTTTAAAGTTGTCTTAGGAATTGATAATTGGAAAGATTCTTTAGATACCTTCCAAAGGAATCATAAAGGAGCCGGAATTATTTGCGACGACATAAAAAATGTTACGGGAGATTTTATTTTGAAAAAATCAGGAATGAAAAAAATCAATGTAGTAGTGGGTGGTCCTCCTTGTCAGGGTTTCAGTTTAGCCGGAAAAAGACAGCATGACGATGAACGAAATGTCCTGCCTTACGAATTTGTGAGAATAGTTAAAGAGCTGAAGCCGGAATTTTTTCTTTTGGAAAACGTTTTAGGATTGCTTTCTATGGAGGGAGGAAAAGTAAAAGAGAGGTTGCTTAAAAAATTCAGGGATTTGGGTTATAACGTTGAGGTCAAAGATTTTTATGCTCACCATTACGGCGTTCCGCAAATGAGGCGAAGGACAGTTTTTTTAGGAAATAACTTAGGTATACCGGTTACTTTTCCGGAGCCAACTCATTTAGAGCCGGAAAAAAGGAAGGATAACAGAAAATATCTTAATCCAGTCACTGTCGGAGAAGCTATCAGCGACTTGCCGCTTCTTGAAGATTCTATGGGAACAGAAGAAATGGATTACTCTATTGCGCCCCAATCAGATTTTCAGAAATTTGTAAGAATGAATTCCGATAAAATTTATAACCATACAGTAAGCAACCATTCTGAACAGACAAAAAAGGTTATATCGTTCGTTCCGGAAGGGTGTAACTGGAAGTCGTTGCCGGCGAAATACCAAAATATAAGAAGCTACGCAAATACTTGGCGCAGGTTGGACAGCAGGTTGCCTTCGGTTACTATCGACACCGGACATAGGCACCATTTCCACTATAAGGCCTGTAGGGTCCCAACTGTGCGCGAAAGCGCGAGGATACAGTCCTTCAGGGATGATTTCGTTTTTCTGGGCCCGAGAACGAGCCAATTTAAACAAGTAGGCAATGCCGTGCCACCATTGCTGGCATTTGCATTCGCAAAAGAGATTAAAAAAACATTGAAGTATGCAAGATACGACTCCTAATTTAAATTATTTGTACAAAAATAAAGAGGGCGATTATAAGATTTGTTATGCCTGTAAAACCAAAATTACGGAAACAAAAAAGAGATTTTGTCCGAATTGTAGTACTTGGATCCCTAATTTCCCTACATCTTGGGCGAGGTCTATAACCAACGTTTCTTTATTGAGGAGGATCGGACAGGTTATAACTGCTTATATGGGAGAGGAGTTTGATGTCGATAATCTCACGAAATTTTTAGTAGGAGAAGGTATAATTAGTGTAGACGAAGAAAAAAACAATTTAGAAGAAAAATACTGGGCCGGTGGGCCGAGGAGAAGAGCGGCAGAATATGCCCAAAATATGAAATTTTTGGGATTTGCCAATGAAAAGAAAGTGAAGAATAAGAAAATTACTAAACTGTCTTTTTCCGGAAATAAATTTTTTAAATCAACAAATAAATTAGAGCATGATGCAGTTCTAATGAAAGCTATTTTGTCGCTTAAGCTTACAAACCAATATGCGATAAAACTTTATGACGAATACCATTTCAGGCCCCTGCTTTCAGGATTGAGAATTGTTGAAAAACTGGGTGGCAATTGTACTCTCGAACAGTTTGCGTTAGCTTTTATGGTAACTGACGAAGATAAGGATTTTTCCGTGGCTCTTGATTTTGCAACGAAAAGAAAGGACAGTTTAGCAGATTTATTTTTCAATAAAGGAAAAGAATTATCAAGGGTTATTCAGGGAGTTTTTATGCACTGGCTTACAGGGTTGGGATTAATTGAAAGAAAGAAAACTCAAGACGGGATAAAAATTTTAATAACAGAGCTCGGTAGTAAAGTTTTAGAATTATACGAAAATTATAAGCCGGTTTGGTACGAGAATGAAGAAAAGGCCGCTGATCTTATAACCGAAATAATTAAGGACGATAAACTGTTTAAAGGGCCGGACTTCAGTTTTTATTATGACGTTCCGGACGAAAAGAAAGAAAAGGTGCTGGGTTTATGCGCGACAAAAATGGGCACAGACGGAATTTCTGTTTTGGAGATGATAGATTCCTTGGACAAAAAACAAACGGAAAAAATAAAAGAAGCGATAATGAGTTATGCAGTTGATAAAGAAGTTATGTCCGTTAAGATTTCTAACGTATTTGAGAGCATTAAGAGTGGAGGTAATTGGGAAGGAGCTGTTTTAAAAAGATTAGGCATCTTAAAGCTTGAGCCGGTTTTTTACAAAGACAAAAAGATTTTCAAAGACGTAGTTCTTGAAAAATGGATAACAGATGCTTTGAGAGGAGGCACAACCCATAATCCGGATATACTTACCACACGTCCGGAGTATATCATGGTTGACGCGAAGAAGAATGCAGAAGGGGAAAGATATAAAATACGTGCATACGACGGTTACGCTAACCACCCGAAAGTTATGACGTCGGTTTTAATAGTATCCGTGAATCCCGTTTCTGACACAACGTCGAGATCTCTTAAGGAACTGACAAAAACTTCAGTCATAGATGCAAACGCACTCGATATTTTAATCGCCAACTCAGACAAAACAACGCCCGAATCTTTGTATAAATTTTTCGCACAACCGGAAGGGCACGGAGAATTTATAGACGAAGAAAGAGTTTTTAATTATTTAAAAGAAAAAGTGGTCTGA